TTCCATGCTTTGTGGATTTTAAGTCCTTGTTTTGCAATCCAATCAACCATTTCTTCGTTTTGCGCCCAAAAGCTGTCGCAAGCAAGTCCGCTTTCGCAAAGAAAGGCGTGTACAATTTCATGCCGGATTATTCTTTGGGTTTCAAGGTTGAGGTTTTCTTTTGTATCCGGCTTTCCTTTGTCGGCTTCAAAACTTTCTGCAAAAATTTTATGGGTTGTTTCGTCACAAAATCCGCTACAGCCTGCAAGCCGAGGCTCTTTTTCTTCACAGGTAATTGTGATTTCATAAGGCGTTCCCAAAACGTTCACGGTCATGTCGTCAGCTCCCATTCTTCCGCAGTCACCTGAGAAAAGCTAAAGCTGGCACTATCAGGGGTCTGTAGGTCGTCTCCGTCTGAGGTAGCACGGAATATTTTTCCATCTTTTGTGCGCCGGAAAACGTCATGATATTGCAGGATTGCATTTTTGCTGGTCGTGACGGTGTACAGGCTTGTTACTCCGTCATGTTCAGCGGTTCTTGCTTCCATGCTAGAGTCAAAGGTAATAGCCGCTTCAAACTCTGCGCTTTCAACCCATTCAGTGGAAAAGCCGCCTTCTCCGTCTGAAACTCGCCGTTTTTCTAACATTACGCAGGGTTCTTTCCATTCTTCAAAAAGCATGTTTTCTCACCTCCACGGATACGGATTTCTGTTTGAGCAAGTAGGAGTTCTCGCCTTTGTGGGTTCCACAAACCAGGTTTGGCGTGGCTGTCTAAATGGTTTTAATTCGGACTCAAAAGCCGTCCATACCGTCACAGAGCTTGCATTTGAATTCGTTTTTTTGGTGTACGAGTATCCGCCAAAAGATTCAGATTGATACGGATTTTTGGTAAAAGCCCCGTACTCCTTAACCCATTTTTCCATCTCGCCTACAATCTCAATCAATTCTTTGGGGATTGCCAAAGAGATTACACGCCCACGGAAGGTTTCGTCCGTTAAACCTGAGATTTTGCCGTTGACAAATTGATACACACCATTATTAGCTAAACTGCCTGTAATCCTCAAATACTGCCCCTCCACCAAAAAGGGAACTGTGTATTGATTGCCCTGTGTATCAATCAAGGTGGTGTATCCCTCAGTATCGGATACAAGAAAGGGCAAACTAAGCTCGCCCTCACTTACCACAAAATCACCATCCCGCCAGTCCTGGACAAAATAGTTATTTAATTGGCGCAAGACCAAATCAAGCATTAGTTTGCCCTCCTATAATTTTAGCCCACAGTGCAGAGCATGGAAGCAATAGCGGTGGAGTCGGTAACCTTTGCGCCGTAAACGTGAAGCCCCTTAATGCCATCTGCAAAACGCTTTTCCATGCGATAAGCTTCAGTGGAAATAATTTGCTCTGCGTAAGTAGTTGCGTAAGGTACCTGAGCGGTGACAATCCACTGAGAGCTCTTTTTTGTCACGTTGTTGCTCATAAACACGCTCATGCCGGCAACCTTGCCAACCTCACCGTTGAGCAGTACAGAGTTTGAGGTGCCAGCATCGGAAGCCTTAACAAATCTATCGTCAAGGAGCAAGAGAGCGTACACATCGGGAGGAACAACCACGGAACGCCCAGCGGTGGGAACGTTAGCCTTGTCCAGTGCGGTTCTCAGCTTCACCATGTTTTCGTAGACGTTTTCAGCGGTCAGCGTTACGCCAGCGGTGCCGCCGACAGCGTTTGCAGAGCTGGCACCGTTAGCAATAGTCTTGAGCAGATAAGCGTCCGCCGCATCCGCCAGCTTATAAGCCGCTCTCTGCATTGCAGTATTAACAATATCTCCTGCCGCCTGTGCCTTATCAATGTCGCTAACCTGGAAATTAAATGCCTTTGCCTGGTCAATAACCAAAGTCTGGTCGGTAGTTGCCAGCACTTCGGGGTCTGCCAGGTCGGTGTTCTTGGTGTAGTCGCTCACAGTGATTTCACCAATGCTGTTGATGTGTACGGTGTCACCCTGATTGCGGATAATACCTTCGTAGTCACGATTGACAAGCTGGGTAGCCACATGACTATTTTCCAGGTTGTAAAGCAATCTTGCACTCCACAATTCAGGGATAAAAGTTGTAATTGCCATTTGTTTTCATCACCTTTTAGTTATTTTTTAGAGAGGTTTTGATAGCGTCCCAATTCTGGTTGATTTCAGCGGGAGTCATTTTGCGGATATCATCCGCCGTGTAAGTCCTAGCCGGATTAGTGGCAGGAGGTGTTTGCGTATTAGCTCCGCTGGTGGATTCCTGCACGATAAAGTCAGCCCATTCTGCTTTAGCTGTGTTTGCCAACGCATCTGCGTCAACCAGTTTTCCATCAACCAAATTGAGTGCATCAATATCTGATACTCTCAGCACGGAGTTGAGTCTTTTTTCGCTCACTCCAATGTCTTTAAGCAATTCACGGTAAGCCCTTTCCTTCGCTTCGTGAGTTGCTTTGTTTTTGTTTTCTTCCAGCAAGGCGTTGTATTTAGATTCCCAGTCCTCTGCCTTAGTTTTCCACTCAGATTCCTGGGGGTTTGGAGCGGGTTCTTTCGCTTCTTGCGCCTGCTGTGCTTCCTGCTTGTATCGGGCGATTTCACCCTTTAAGCCGTCTACAGTCTCAGCGTGTTCAGAAACAATGGTTTCAATCTGTTCTTCGGTCAACCCCATACCCTTCAAAAGTTTGCGAGAAAGTGACAATTTTATCTTCCTTTCCTTTGTCCACGGTGCTTTGTGGCGATAAATTGTATTAAAAAGCGGATATCCCCGCTATTTAATCAGTAAGTTTTTAAGCGTTTTCCAACGATTGCTTGATAATGTTTCGGTACTCATCAGAGTGCTGGGAAACTGCTGGTGCTATATATGGGCGTGCTCTCATCTTGCTTGTTCCGAACTCGATTTTAGTTCCGTAATGCACAGCCGTTCCCACATACACTACATTTTCCTCAGAGGTATTTACCAGAGAGGATTCGCCTTTCTTTCCGGCTTTTTGGTCAGCCTCGGAAAATTTAATGGTGTTTGCTGGGTGCATTTTACTGGCATAAGCAACACTATTTCTAAGCCGTCCAGTATCTACAGCTTTTTGAGCCGTCAGCAAATCCTTTGCATGAGTCACAGCGGTTTCACCAATAGCCATTAAAGCCCTTTCAATAGCGTTTTCAAAGTCTTTTGTGATTTCTTCGCTATTGTTTTGAATTTTTACTTCTATGCTCATAATATCACACTTTTACGGTTCATTTAATCCAACTTTTTAAAACCGATAAATTCAGCCGCTACAGAGCATCGGCAGTTGTATACATTGAACGGGCTGGCACCTAGCTTGTCGTCTGCTGGATACATAAGTTTTTCACCGCCAACGATAAAGGGTTCATCTTGATTCACCCTTTGCCCATCCGCTTCTGCGTGTTCAGGGCGTGTCCTTGCATCGTGCGTTGCTATCCAGCGTTTTTCAAGGATTGCTCCTTTATCTGCAAGCTGTTGCATTCCCGCCATTCTGCCAGCGTTTTCGGCTTCTGTGATGCCAGTCCTCGCCGCTCTAATCGCACTAGTTTGGCTCATTGTGGTTACAGAGTCCATCAATTCGCTAGCAATCTGGTTCACGTCACTGCCCTTCAAGATTCCGCTTGTGACGTGAGCGGTTATCTTTCGCTTGCCAAAATCCAAGTCAAACCCACGCTTCACAGCTTTCCATTTTGGGTAATAAGGCATGATATCTGGCTGTTCTTTGAGCAGCCTTTTAACCGTTCTCTCGTCATAGAGTATCCAGTTTTCTTGCACAAGCCGATTGTTTTTCGTCTTTGTTGCCTGTGATTGCTTTATAATGTCCGTAACGGTAAAAGCTTGATTTAGGGCGTAAATCTTAGCCATATCATCGTTGATGTAGCCAATAGCAATTTCATTGGCGTTGGTCATCCGCTCCGCCAGAGCATCACGCATGGCGACAAATCGCCGCCCTTGCGCCATTTCCCTAATACGCCAATCATTATATTGTTTTTTGGTGATTTCGTCATTTTCCAGCCGTTGGAGCTGTGCTTCGTCATCCGCTTTGAATTCCAAAAAGTAATCGGATACAGTTTGGTTCATATCCTCATAAGCTTTCTTGTAAACTGAGCGGATACGTTTTTCTAACTTTGCAAGCTCTTTATCAGTCTTTTTGTGCGCTGAATCGGCGTTTTTAGTTATTTTATTCGTCACAATCATCACCAAAGAACATAAAGCCCAAGATAATCACAAGCCTTTCAAGGAAATCATTGGTTGAATCTTCCATTTTCTCCACCTGTTTCCTCTGGGTTTCTCTTTGTCCCTTTCCACCTTTTGGAAGATTTGTTCGAATCATAGTCAAGGAATGCTAGAAAAAGCGCAAGTTCAATTATCGCCTTAAAATCTCCTTCTTTGGCTGCTTTAAAAGCGTTTTCTAGCTTGCCCACCCATTCAGGGTTGCACTCTCCTTTGCTTGCCTTTTGACGAAACACTTTAATTCTTTCTTCAATGTACGCCAGTGCTTCGCCGGCTTCTTTGCTGTTGTCCAAAATTTAGTTCCTCCTTATTCGTCAGGTTCGTTTTCGTCCTCCTCCGGCTCTTGTTCTCCACCTGTAAGTCGCGTTAAATCGTCCTCTGCTCTGCGTTGCAAGATTGATTCCACTTCTTCGGGAGTAATCCAGGGGAGGTGATTTAAAATTGTTTCATCATCCAAAAATTGAGCTGCGGAAAGCACCATCTGAGTTTCCTCACTTTGGTTAGCAATTCTGTTCCACTTGTACGAGGGAGTATCATTAATTCCAAAGATTTTCAAAATTCCATTGATGCACTCTGTGATAAGATACTCAAAATCACCGCATTTATCATCCTGTGGCTGATACGCCGCTCTGATTTCTGTTGCCGTTTTGCTGGAAGCAGAGAGCGCAGAAACATCTAACAACATAGCATCACGATACAAATCATCATTCAGCACTTTGAGCATTGCCGTCCGTGCTTCCGTGGGAACGTCAAGCGTGTGAGCCTGAACTTCTGCGTCCGAATCGTCAACAGTTGCCGCTTTTACAACTCTCATTCGCTCCAAAAATCTTGCTAAATCGATATCATCCATTCCACCAGAGTTTTTCAGCGTCCAGTAAATTCCGCTGGTATCATCAATATCGTTTGCCAGCCCATTTTTAATGTAGTCGTAGCAATCAATACTTTCACGGATTCCTATTAGCTCAGATTCGTGCAAGTCATTTGCAAACATGGGAACAATGGGAAAATCTGCATAATTGCTATAATCGATAGATTCCACACCGCCAGACTGAGTGCTGGACACTCTCTTGATGTATCCTCGTTTCGGCTCAGTCACAAATCCGTCCTTATTGTGAGGGCGAATATAGCTTGTGTAGCCGTCAAGCTCGTACAACGTGAAGTGGAGTGTTTCGTTTGAAACATCGCCAGAATACCAATACCGCACACCGGATTTTAACTGCGCTGTGTCCCTATCGTAGAGCGGGACAAATCCAGGCGAAACAGAGGTATCCGCAAGTCCAAAAACTTCTACGTGGTCAAAGTTTGCAAAAACGAACGAAACGCCGTCAATTACAGCCTTTTTAGCCGCTTTTTGAATCTGGAAGTCAAAGTCAGCACCCAATCTAGATTTTGTGGTTTTATCCTCAAAGGTAACGCCATTGGACAATACATATTGTACCTGTTGAATTACCATTCTGTGGAAAAAACCTGACTTAGTTTTATAGTTTGCACTGTACAGGTCAGGCACAGACCGTCCTTGCAACGTGTACAGAAGCTTTTGGAACTTTGTGATTGTAACATTTCGCTTGGCGTAATAAAGTTCCGCATCAACGGCAATCCGATACATCTCACTAGCCCTATGTTCTTGAATCGCCTGAATGCAAAATGCCGCCTTAGCTACATCATCCCGAGCGATTGCCAGCAAATCTTGATAAGTTTTCAATTTCTCACCTCTTAAATCAGCCATGGCTTGTAATCCTGATTATTTCCATCGCCAGGCTTTTTCCACACAACTTCCATTGCATAGCGCACAGCGTCGATGTGATGGTTATCCTTATCGGGGTATCCGCTAACAATTTCACCATCTTTAGTTCGCTCGTACTCATAATTGATAAATTCCCTGTACGTTTTGGGGCATTTATCGGGGTCAATCACAATGGCATTAAGCGATTGCAACCATTTCATGGAGTAATCAACCGAGCCTGCACCTTTTTTGGCTGCAAGGCATTTCAGCCCGTATTTGTTATAATCTGCAATAGATTTAGGCTCTGCCGCATCTGCTGTGATTTTATCTTCACGGGTTAACCCATACTCTAAGAGCATGTCAGCGGTTTCCCTATTTCCTTTTTTGTTTGCTTCCAGCTCCCCGAAGATATAAAGGGTTCTGCGAGCGGAATCATAATAGCATCTATCAAAAGCCCACGGGTCGGGGAAATATCCCCAGTCAACGCCGTTGTAAATTTTATCAAATCCTGCGATTTGTTCAGTTGTGATTGCCTCAGCCTTCACATTCTCAAACACTGCGCCACCATTTCCGTTTGCAATGCCTAAATACTCATGTTCGTAAGCTGCGGGATTTATTCCTTTAAGATATTCCGCCTCATCAAGAAAAGCTTTTCCCAGCCACTTTTTAGGCACTTGTGTATAATCCGTGTGCAGTTCATAGCGGTTATCCTTTGTTCCTGAAACATACATATTCGCCCAGTTATTAG